CCTGTGTGGAACTAGCTGAATTTGAGACTTCTAGTGAGCAATGGATTGAGAACCAGATCGGCAGCGGCGGTTGGTATCTGGAGTTGCAGACTCGCATTGCCGCCCAACTGGTAGCACCAGAACCAGCACCGCATAGGGAGATGCCAGACTTCTCCAAGATGGTGATTGGCGATGGCTACGCTGACTTCCCCGCAGAGGAGGAGGAGGAGCCTGAAGTGGTTGAAGAAACGCCAGCCGATGACGCCCCCAAGGAGGATGAAGCCCCCAAGCCGAAGAAGAAGGCCAAGAAGAAGGCCGCTCCCAAGGTAGAGGAGGAGCCTGAAGTGGCGGAGGAAGTCAAGGAGGAGGTTCCAGTAGAGGTGGAAGCTAAGGATGGCGAAGGACAGGCTTGAATTTGGGTATAAGAACCTATAATATAAATGCACGTTATGGACGAAGTAAACAAGTTCGACGCGGCGCAGCAGCAGGTAAACGTATTGTTCCAAGCGGCACAAACGGCCCTGCTCCCTGCGAGGGATCATCAGGTAGTAACCGAATCAGCACGGTCTTTAATGGCTTTTGTAGAAGAGTTTAAGAAGGCTGCAAACGGGGGCGGCGACGTTAGTATCGCACCGCCTGAAGAAAAACAGGGGTAATTCCCTCACATGCCCACCCTAACACACCAATGCGTATTTCATTTGACGACATCAAGATATTATTTGCAAGCGTGGTTGGGGTGGGTAATCATTTTGTTGAGCACATTGACATCGGTGTCAAGCTGCTCATTAGTGTAGTGACGTTGGTGTATGTCGGCGTCAAATTACAAAGACTACTAAAGGAGAAAAAATAGATATGCCAGAAGAAGCAAAACCAACCAGCATAATGAAGTCTAAGACAACTTGGGCTGCTATAACTGGAGTTGTCGGCGGTATAGCCGGGTACTTCACAGGAGAACTAGAGCTTGGTGCAGCAATCAATGTGATTATCACCAGCGTCTTAGCCTTGTTCCTGCGTCACGGGATTAAGAAGGCCGAGGTAGCAGCTACTGAAGATTAAGTGGGAGTCCTTTTAGCAATATTAAGGGCAATCCCCGCATTGAGGGGATTGGCTGATACTATTGAGAAGGTGTTCAGGAGGGCAGAGGCCCAGAAAAGGCGTGAAGATAAGCTCGACCATATTGATTCGGCCATTGCTGATGCTATTACTCACCCTCATGACCGGGTGCGTGATGACGAAGCTGGACTCGTCGAGAAGCCTGACAGAGGCACACCCTAAAGGATTCAAAGACGCTGTTAATGCTAGCCCCGAGGCGCGTCTTTTTGTTAAGGACGCACTCGGGGTTATTGTTAATTTAGAATACATAATAGAAAGTGGAGAATAAAAAATGGCATCACCAGTAAAACCCAGTGATTTTTCAAACCTAGTCCTAACCTCGTCAGCGACGTTGTGCGACAGGTTCAAGGCCGTTCTGCTTAGCCTACCTAGTAAGCTATATGATTTAGCCAACTACATATTGGATGCAGACGGGAACCCATCAAAGGGATTTGTACAGGACATGATGACCAACACAGGCGTATGGTCTGCTGGGGATATTAAGTCCACGGCAAGGGGTGACACCCCAGATGGATGGCTTGAGTGCGACGGGTCAGCGCGGAAACTGGCAAATTTTACAGACCTTTTCGCGGCCATATCAACCACCTATGGAAATGGAGACGGCGGCGGCACGGAGTTTAATCTTCCCGACATGCGCGCCCATGTTTTAATCGGGGTAAATGATGGGGCATCACAGTTGGCTGGATATTCAACCTACGGTCTTGGAACGGCAATTGGTTCCGAGACAGTGATAATCTCGGAAGAGCAGCTTCCTGCTCATAATCACACCAACCCGGAGGTCAGCGGCAAAAAGCTTTGGCATGATAGCCAGACGGGTCAAGACGGCAAGCGATCCAGCCACTTTGGAAGGGGCTCAGGTTATGCAGGCATAAGCAAAGTAGAAAGGATTTCTAAAGATACTGGTGGGGGACAAGGGGTTCCAGTTGTCCAGCCGGGATTGGTGGTTCGGTTTTTAATCTACTCAAACGTGTATAGTTCCACCACGTAAAATGCCTAGGCTCTCAAAGTTCAAGGATGTGCACATAAGCCCATTGACTGGGCCTATGAATTCCGCAACACCACTTGACCTTTTACCACAGAGCCAGTTCAGGTATGTAAAGAATTTCAGGGTTGATGGTGCTGGAAGATTAAGGAGGGCCGCAGGGTTTAAACCTCTGTTTGATGACGGGAACTACGGAGTGTGCAGTGACACTGCTTACACAACGCAGGCAACCTGCTCCGCCGCTAGTAAAACTTGGAGCATATCAAATAACAGTGACCTCCATGATCAGCTTGGTTCAAAGGAATCTCCGACCAATGCTATAACTGAGCCGATCACCACGCTGTTTGAGTTTGAAAGTGGCGGCGGTTCAAGAAAGCTTATTGCTGCATCCAAGAGTAGGATATACGCATTAAGCCAGAGATCTAGAAACTGGGTTATAATTGGTGACAACGGAGGGGCTGGTTATGCGGAGGGCATTAACACTGACTACACCACGACCAAGTTTAAGGCGGCGCAGCTCGGGAACAACATTGTTTTCACAAACAATTACGACGAGCCGCTCTTCTGGTTCTTTGACGCTAACCCAGATCGCGCTGACAAAAACTTGGTTCAGTTGATCCCAGATCTGGTTAAGCTTAAGATAACAAAGGCTGACCATATATCAGAGTACAAGGGGTTCATGTTTCTAGGGAACCTAGAGGAAAACGCCTCACAACAGATTTCAAAGGTTCAGTGGTCGGACTATATTGATGCGACCAGTTACTACCCAGCAACAGCTTCACTTTCAGGGCAACAAACAGTAGGAGATGTTGGTGAGGCTATAATAGGGATGGCCGTTCTTGGCGATCACCTTATGATTTACAAGGAGAGAAGCATATGGAGGTGCTCGCTGGTCAGCTCTGCCAATCTCTTTGTGTTCAAGCAGATATATCAGGGAGAGAACACTCCGTATTACGAGGATACATTGGTTGCGGTTGGGGACGCCCACTTTTACATGGCGGAGGCTGGCATATACAGGTTAACCATTTCAGACGTTCGACCCGTGCTTATAGACTGGATGCACAACGCATCTGGGATTATCTATAACAATGGAGAGATTATAACAAAAGAAGATGACTCAGCAGGCGTTTGCAGCAACGCTGCATACAAGACCAAGGCGACATGTGAGGGCGCAAGTCCAGCTGGAACATGGTCTGCGATACAGGGCGGCATAAAAGACAACAAGGTTGTTCAGACTGGAGTTTCAGCCGCAGTTCCAGCGTGTCCTACAAGTGACAGGCCCCCGGTTGTTACTGCTCACCCAGCCGACGTCTCAAATATAAATGTTAATCCATGTGACGCCTCCAATTACGACAGATCAATAACTTTCACAGTTGAGTCGACAGGCAGGGAGCCGTTCAGTTACCAATGGCAAAAGAAGAAGACGGCTGATATATCCCAAAACTCGGTAAACATTTCAGGGGCCACAAAGAAGACGCTTGTTATAGAAAACCCCCAAGTCCCAGACGTTAGGGACATATCCAGTGCGGATGATTATCAATACAGATGTAAGATTACAAATGAAGATAACACGTCTGGGGTATATACAAATTTTGCAACAACAACACTATCTAGTGCGTCTTATCCCACCTCACCAAACTTTACAGTACAACCACAAAGCCAGACATTAACGGAAGGGGCTGACCTTGTGCTGGAGTGCAGGTGGTGCACCTCAGCATCTTCCGCAATCTGGAAGAAGGATGTGTCAGGAGGATCGGTAAGTTTTGCGAATGTTACAGACAACGGAACAACTATATTAATAGAAGAAGGCGTCCTAGCCCCAATAGGCGCGGTTCCCGGTTACTATTACAGCAAGCTCACAATCAAGGGAATCCCGTTTGGACAGAGCGGAGACGGATATAAGCTTAATGTTGTGAATCCATCGGGGAACACTGATTCTAATACAGCAACCATTACGGTTATTAAACCAGCCTCAGAAACTATAGATGGGGATGTGACAGTCGGAGGCACCTTCACTATGATAACAGACCCAGCCAATGAGGGGTTAAACAGGGATGTTCAGCCCCAAGAAACTGTTGGTGTGTCATTGGCGCTCATTGGCGATGTTGCAAAGAGGAACCCGGAATATTTCGGGCTCCACCCAAACGTAAGAAAACAGAAATTTAACGTCTATGTTCGAAACTCAGTTCCTGTTCCGGGGTCATCCGGGAGTTTTTATGTCCAAGAAATTAAGATTCATCACCCATTTACGGTTAAAGTTATGGGCGGAAAACCACCTTACAAATTCGTTTGGTACAGAGCCAACAGCACACAAGGAATAACAATTAACAAGGTTGGCGGGTATGCCCCCAATGACTACACTTCATCAGGAATAAAAGTTAGAGGCGGCGACGCTACTAATGGCTATACAACTGGAACCCCAACATCATTAGAGGTTGGGGATGTTGTTGAGTGGGATGTTGGGGATGACACTGCAACATTCACGGTGTCAGCAGCGGCCAACGTGAGAGATGAGGAAATATATGGGAACCTTGTGGTTGAAAACAACACAACACTTCCGAACGACAAGAAGAGCCTTTTGTTCTATAACAGTGATCGTGAAGAGCCTATTAGTCCATTCACTGACGACACTTGCGACACAACCTATCACACAGTTTCCTCCTGTGTAACCACAGAAGACAGTGCCACTGTAACCTGCACCTCGAACAGTTCTATAGCTGTGGGCCAATATGTTTCTGGGGAGGGAATCCCAAGTGACACTACTGTTGCTACAGTAAACTCTGCTGGTTCTGTAACCTCGTTTACAATCAGCAATACCGCCACAGAAACAGTAACATCCCCAGACACAGTTGACTTGGCATTTGCAACCAAAACTATTACTTGTGATTCAAATTCTGACACAGCTGTTGGGCAAACAGTTAGTGGTACAGAAATCTTAATTGGTACAAGCGTTGCCACAGTAAATTCCGCAGGCTCTGTTACATCGTTTACGGTTAGTGAGCCACCAATCGTTTCCGCCACAAACGCAGAGTTGACGTTTACAAGCCAAAGCAGTAGATATTATTATGTTGAGAACTCGACAACTGAGGGGGGTTTACAGGGCACATCGAAAGACACAAGCGAGTTGTCTTTCATGGTGAAGAACATAGATGAAGTAGAAGGCACGGTTACCGTGGGGAGAAACAGTCTCTTCAGGTGTGTGGCGACCGATAGCGCTGACACGCCAGTCTCGAGAGAGTCTGGAGCTTTTTATATTACCATATTTATGGGGGGACTATAATGGCACAGAACAGACATAAGATACCAATCTCAGGATACAACCCTAAAACCAAGGAGTTGTTCTTTTCTTGGGCTTCATCCCAATCTTCGTCCAACCTTCCAGACAGGACTATTTCATTCAACCTTGAGTACGGGCACGCCAGCTATATAGATCATGGCTTTACGGCGATGATTAATTATCAGTCATACAACCAGATGGCGTTGAGAGACTTTCTTCTCGAGGTGATAGTGGCTGGAGAAAATGCGGGCATATGCAGTTGTGACGACACACTGGATGACATCCTTCAGGGTGATCCTTATGTTTTAGGTCGGGACAGCACCACAACTGTGTACCCAAGCCTGTGGAAAAAGGAGATCTGCAGCAACGCTTCCTACACAACTAAGTCTACCTGTGAGGCTGCTGGTGCAACATGGACAACTGGAGAGGACACTGGAACTTGCAGCCTTAGCCAGTACACAGATGAGTGGAATTGTGTGGCTAATGATGGGACGTGGACACCGACAAACAAGGATGTTGGGAGTTGCAGCAACTCTTCCTATACAACCGAGGCGACATGTGAGGCTGCTAGTGCAACATGGACGACAGGTAGCCTTTGTAGTGCGCTGGATGATAAAAAATTTGATTTTTATTGCGAGGGTGGAACCGAGGGTGGCACCTTTATAATGGCTAGTGCTGAGGATTTATTTCTCAAAGAGTACGACACGAACTACTATAGCAGGAACATGCATACGCCAGCCGCCGGGCAGGTGGCCACTTATAATCCTGTTGGGTATGAAAGCATACTGGAGTCTGGTGCTTTTCATTTTGACACAGACGGTGAAAAGACATTGCAGCGCATTACTGTGGAGTATTCAGGTGTGTCAAGCGATGTGGTAACGGCGGCGATGAAGTTCGGCAAAGCTAACCAGCCAGACCTTCTTTTAAGTGGGGCAGCTTACACCACACTTACTGGTGTGGAGTTACTGAATTACCAATCAAGTGCTTCAACATCAGATATAGAAGGGAACTTGATAAGCCCTGACGATAAGGCGTATTTTAATAACTACACAAGGGGTAGGTATCTTGGGTATCAGCTCAAGCTTACTGGTGCTGGGTCAGCTACGCTGTCTAGGCTCACGTTGAGTACAAGATTGGCAGAGAAATAATGGCAA